GCAGTGCCATTAGTCGAGGGTGACCGGCACGATAGCGCCGGGGATTTCGTGGGCGAACGCTGCGTAGAAGTACAGCGAGAACGCCTTGGACAGGTTGATGATGTTCTCGTCTTGGAGCGAGACAACGGGGCTGGAGTACTCGCGCAGGGCGAGGCGGTTGGTCAGCGCTGCACCTGGTGCGGCCTGCTTGAGGTTGACGCGCACCTCAACCCCGGCAAGGTTCGCAGACAGTCCGGTCGGGTTCAAAGTTCCCACGCTGTTGGTGCCGTCGTTGCGGACGGTCAGCAGCGGGCGACCTGCGGTATCCGTGAGCGCGGCCAGTTCCTTGAAGATGCCTTTGGAGACCACGAGGTGTTCCAGGGCCAGACCCAGGTCCACGAACTTTTCCGCGCCGTCTACCAGAGCACCTACCCAGTCCACGTAGGTTCCTGCGCCAGCATCCACGGTGTTGCCTGCGGTGATCTGGGCGGCGACCGCGTTAGCGTACTGGGCGCGCTTGTTGGTGATCTTGCGGCGCGCTGCGGCCAGCGCGAGGGCACGCAACGCGTGGTCGAGGTAGTTCACGTTGGAGCGCTCAATGGTCTGGCGCGTCAGTTCGGTGTATCCACCGTAGGTCTTGATGTCGGCAGTCTCGGTGGTCAGCGCGATTTCACCATAGGTGAGGTCGTCGCCTTCGTTTTCCTGCTCGTCCACGGCGCTCGAATCGGATTCGAGTTGACCGTATTCCAGCCTCATTCCCTGGGCGGGTAGCGCGCCGGTGGAGAAGATGCCGTTGAGCGGGTCCGGGGTGTCGATCAGACGGGTCAGGTCGCCTACCCAGGTCGGCAGGAGGATCGAGTTATCGGTGGTAGCGCCCTCATAGGCGCGAGCCATCATTTCGGTGTACTCGGCGCGGGCTTCGTCACCGTCTGGTGCGATAGCGGCCTTGAGGAACTCACCAGCGCTGCGGAACTGGGATAGTGGCGCAACATCGGTTGCGCTGGCGGTGTCGATTTGCTGGGTCAGCAGGGTTTGACCGCGCTTGAGGTCTTCGATTGCTTCATGCAGCGGGGCGAGGGTTTCGGGGTCCATGCGTGTGTTCTCCATTTCGGTGGTGGTGGGTGGTGCGGATTGTGAGCGAACGGCACTGACAGTTGCGCCCTCGTAGGCGGGGAAGTCCACGAGGGACACTTCGCGCACGAGAACCTTGGTGCGGATAATCTGGGTCAGTTGGTCCTTGGTGGCCGGAACCTCGGTGTGCTCAAGGGACTTGAACCGAACCGAGAGATGTTCGATTACGCCGTCACGCAGGAGGGTGTAGGCTTCATCGCCACGAGCCGTGCGCGACAGGTAGCCGGTGATCTCCCAGCCCTCGTCGGTGTCGCGGGCGGAGATGACTTTGCCGATGGATTCGCGGTGTTGCCAGAAAATCTTTGCGCCCTCGGAGTCCTGGACTGCGCCACGCGCAAAGGATTCCTCGTACTCGGTGGCCATCCACCAGTCATTGATCACGGTGGGCGACTCGTACGGGACGGCCAAGCCGGTGAATTCACGGGTTTCCTCGTTGAACTCACGGATCAACAGGGAGCGTTCAAGCAGTTTCGTTGACATGGGTTTCCTTCGGGGCGGGTAGGTCGGTGCGCGGTGGCATGTGCTCGATGTCGCGTGGCTCGTCTGGGTGCATCCACCCACCATCCAGCGCGAGTTTGTACGTCTCGTACCTGGTCTTGGTGTCAGAGCGTAGGAGGGCTTCGACGTTGAAGCGCACTTCCTGGGTGCCAGGCACCAGGTCCGTCAGCAGGTCCTCAATCGGTTTGAGGTAGGCCATGAGCGTGAACCGGGTGAAGCCGATCCATTCCTGCTCGACGTTCTGATAGGTCATGCCAGAGCCTTCGACCGCTGCAAGCATCAGCGAGGCGGGCACACCGAGCAGGCGGGCCACATCCAAGACGGTGAGTTGGCGGGTTTCGACGTACTGGGCGACCTTCGGGGTCATGATGATCGGCGTGTAGTTCAGGCCGTGGCCGAGCACGCGCACCTTACCGTCAGCGGTATCGACCCAGCGTGTCTTGTATTCCTGGGCATCCTCACCGTTGAGTTGCTGGTCCGTTGAGAGCACGCCACTAGGTACGTCATCGTCGCGGAAGATGTTTGAGGTGTAGTCGCGTAGGTCCATTGCGCCGCGCAACTCTGGGGTGCCCGCCTCGATAGGTCCCAGGCCCCGCTTGCGGCCAGGAACCGGCACGAACTTAGCGTGCACGATCTGGGTCGGTGTGTACTCGTCACCCTTGTACCCATACCGGATGCGGCCTCGGTCATCCTTGTAGACCTGGACCTCATGGGCGGGCAGTACCTCGGCGGTCAAGATCGACCCGTCCGGCCCGGTGTTCTTACGCACGAACAAGTTGCCGTTCAACGCGAGGTTCATGATCGCAGTTTGAATCCACTCGGACCGGCTGATCGCCGTGTCCGGCTTACGCACGATAGAGGGCTGGACCGGGACCACTTGCCCGGTCGTGCGCTGGTACGAATCCAGCGAGAGTTGCCCACCAGCAGTGGTCAAGACCTGCACGGCACGGAATACCGCGCCCAAGCCGAGTGGGCTGGAACCGGCTGGGGTGCGTGGTGGCGGCTTGATCCCCGCCTGCGGGTCTTTTTCACTCTCGGAGCGCGTGAAACCCAGCCACGCGGCAGTACGTTCAACCCAGTTGATCATGTCGTCAACTTTGATCGTTTAATCAACCTTTGTCAAGGGGTCGGCGTGTCACCACATCTGCAAACCGATGTTTTTGCCCGCGCCATAGGTGGCGACGTGTGCGGCTATCAGCGAGGGGATCGCCGAGCGCGAGCGGCGACGCGAGAGGGTGGCCACGTCCCCCGCATAGGTTTCGACGGCGTATTTGATTTCCTCGGTGATCTGCGTCGAATCACAATGCGCGAGCACGCCCAGTTCGACGTGTTCCTTGAACGATGCCCACGACAGCGCGGACGCACGTCCGTCGAGCACGGTCACGCGGTGGCCTTTGGTGGCCAGGCGGGCGGTCACCAGGCGGGCTGGTCCCCCGTCATCGGCGTACATGGCTTTGGGGCGGGTTTTCTTGAGCAGTTCGAGCAGCCACGGCGTGAGCCAACTCGATCCTTCCCGCTGTTCGAACATGACCAGGTCGATCCGCGCACCAGACCGTTTGGCCAGGTAGACACTCGCGTAGGATTCGTCAATGGCCACGTCATAGGCCAACGTCCATTCACGAATATTAATGTCCTCGGTGAATTCGACTGTGCCCTTTTCCCACTTCTCTACATTGATGACGGTTTTCTCACTGTATTTCGTGGGGATATTCATAAAGCCGCGTAGAAAATCCGCATGGCTATTGTTTTCGGGTTTTGCTTCCTCGGCAAGATCATCGAGGGTAATAAGCCCTTCGAGGCCGGGGTGGAACCCCCACGAGGCTGGATCGTAGGGGTCGTCGTCTTCGTTCATCGACCATTCGAAATAGGCGGTCGTGGAGTTCGGGTCCAAGGTCGCGGCGCGTCCTGCTTCACACAGTGCGTCCCACCACGTTGAGTCCACGTCACCGGCAGCGCTGATGATCCACCATTGGCGGTCGCCCAGCGTGATCTGGGCGGGCCGGATCGCCTTGGCCAAGATATCGCCTGATTCCTGGTCGAATTTCCAGCCCTCGTCGGTGAACACGAGCGGCGGTGTTTCACCGTGGAGCGCGTCACGCCCTGGGGCGAACGGCGCGATTTTCGAGCCGTTCGGCCACGTCAACGATTCTGATCCTTGGGAGCGTTTGATGTTCGCGAAATGGAACAGCGCGGACGATGATTGCAGGTCATTGACCAGGTCATTCCAGCGGGCCGTGGAGTACTTACCGAGCTGCGCACACATGAACGCGTTGGTGTTCTTGGTCGAGAGTGTGCGCTCAATCATGACCGGGCGCTGGAGCACGGTCTTCCCCGTCTGGCGCGGCTGAGACACGATGACCCGCTGGTACCGGTATTTCAGGTGCGAGCCAGGCGGGTTGAGTTCGTTGGCCACGTCCGCGATATACCGCTGGTGAGAGTACAAAGGTTTGCCCAGGGCCGCACCGATAGCCGCGACCTGCGGGCCACGTGTGGCCAGGTCAGGGTTACGGCGCGTCGCGTATTTGGGTGGGTGGGGCAGATCCTCGGGCAGGATGATCCCGCTCACTGGTCTGTGTCTTCCAGCGCCTTGACCAACCGGTTAAACGAGTCATCGACTGCGGCCTGGACCGTGGGCAGACCGTCAGCGGTATCGAGAACCTTTGTATACAACTGCATCGCGGCGATGGAGAGTTTATCTTTACGAAACTCATAATCCAACGCCTTCGCACCCTGCATAATCAATTCAACTTTGAGCGAGTGAGTCCCATCCAGTGCGCCATGCGCGTGAAGGGCTTGAATTGTCTTATATGCGGCCTCGGCAATAGAACCCCCCAACACCTTGTCATCGGGCATTTCGAAAAGGTAAGGATTATCCATGCTTCACCTCATATTCTTGTCTATTTCGATTTCTAAACTTTTTTTCAGAGCATTTCAGGGGGAACAGGACACTGCGGGGGGTGTCCTAGGGGTGGCGGTCAGAAAAACCCGGCCCGTAACCCGGACGCTCTGGCCGGGCGGGACCGGAACCGGGCCAACAGGGCCGGTGTCAACGGGCGGTTGCCACGCCGGGAGTTACAGCGCTGATGCGCGGGACGCAGGTTGCCCATGTCGTTGCCGCCACCCTTGGAACGCGGGATCAGGTGATCCACCGATGGCCCATCTGGGTGGCGCTGACCGAGCAGGCGCACGTCGATAGGATGCTGGCACAAGTGACACTGATTGCCATAGGTCGCCAGCACCCGGCGCAACAGCGTCTGCGCTGAGCGTCCACCCCACCCACTCATGGCTTGACCTCTGCGAGCAGGCGGGCCAGGGCCGTGACTGTCTCGGTCAGGTCGGCCACATCCACCGCTGCGTCAGCGACCTCTTGCGATGAGGACTCAAACGTCACGTTGAACAGGTGGCAATGCGCGTCGTTGAGACGGGCAGCGGCTTCACGCAGATGGGTGCGAGCCAC